GAGCTGCACCTGAGATAATGTTGTTACCATACATGAAAGAACCTGCCACGGGTTCTCTGATTCCGTCGATATCGACAGGAGGTGCTGCAATGAATGCAACGATGAAACATGCTGCTGCTGTGAGTAAGCATGGGATCATGAGTACACCAAACCAACCAACATAAATTCTGTTGTTAGTTGATGTTACCCACTCGCAGAACTCAGGCCAACCTGCTAGGAGACCTTTACTGCGGGTTTGAGTTGAAAGAGTTGTCATTTAATAAGACGTTTGTAAGTAGGGCATCAAGGGTAGATGCGAAACTTATTTCCAGTAATCCCTCACTACTGGATAAAAGACGAAGTATTATACTGCCTATAGGTCTTGGTTTGAGAGCAGTCTTCAAAGGAGGGCGATCTTTCGAGTCCTATGAAATGTGTTGAGATAAAAACCTACTAGTCTTATTTATAGTAACACAACTTTACATACTTGTCAAGATTTAGGAAGATAAGGTTCAATCACATTTCGATTAACAAAAGGCATATGATCATACTTGGCATAGAAATATGGATGAAGTCCTGTAATCTTCTTCAACTCAGCAAGAAGTTTATCACGCTCTAGATATTGCTTATCATGACCTGCTTGAGGATGAAGTTTCTTTCTTCCTTTTTTACCTTCATACCCAAACAATATACCCATTGTTCCGGGATTTTGCCACCCAGTTTTTATACCAAGTTCTTTTGCATAATTAGTTTCTTTTCTTATCCATCCATCCTCTAAGATGTTCATTTCCATAGATGTTAATTGTCTAGCAGTATCAAAAGAAATTTGATCTCTATTGGGACCAATTAAAGAATACTTCCACCACAACTCATCGAATTTGACAAGATCCTCTGTGACAACACGCCACATAGAACCTAGCACTGGTGATATGTAATCATAAAAGTTATATCCAACATCCTTGATAGTTTGAGTAATCAGTATTTGATCATCCCAAGTATTCATTGATGCCATAAATCCTTCCAAGACCTCATCCAAATACGAAAATTTATTTGGATGTCTCATAATTGTAAAATCATAATTGTCAAGATTTTGTTTGGAACGCTCAACATATTCTTTTGTCATCACATAACAACCATCTAACCAAGTTGTCTTTGATCCAATGGGAAAGTATAAGTGTGGATTGATTTTAGGGTGAGCAGATCTTCTTCTAGGACAATCATGTTCTATTAAGATATCTCTAAACTCCCATGGTCCCTTCTTTTCTACAGTGCCATCAGTAAAGCAAACATATTGAACATCAGGATCATAGTAATGATCCGGTATCTCGTCATACCCATTAGTGATACAGGTGTAGACAATCATTTTTTCCATTTTTACACTACTAGATACGTATATAAGATCATAGTTTTTACCCTCTGAAGTTCTACCAAAAGGAATATATCCTGAGACTTTGCCGAAGGAAATATCAACATGATCAGAATACTCTACTGGACACTCTAGAGTTCTATAATTAGAATAACTTAATCCAGTGATTCGTGATAACTTCTTTACAAAATCAATTGGATTTTTTGATTCATAATATTTATAGGCACCTGATTTAATTTGCCACCATTCACCATTAGGTTCAGCGTCTGAAAACTTGTTAATAAAATCACGACATGAAGTAGATCCATATTCTGTTGGTAAAGAAACTGCCATTGAGAGTTGATCCCTGACACCACCAAGCATGTATAATTCCCACCACCTTTCATTAAATTCATCCTGATCTCTACGCCAAATAATTGTTCCCATCGACTGAAAATGGGTTTCAAAATTGTATGTTTCTTTTATATGCTCTGTAAAAGATAGTATATCTTTTTCACTTACCCAACCACGATAAACATACTCCGCACATTCTTCAAGATATGTATGTTCATGTGGATGATGTAACACAAACAAATCATGCTTCTCAAAAATCTCTTCTGAAAGATCCTTAAATTTTTCATTTAATAAATGAACTCTACTAGCATCAATATAAACAGAGGGTCCTGAAAACGGACATCTAATCTTAGGTATCCTACTATCACGTACCATGTCTCCTGTAGATTCTTCTACCTCAGTGATTACTTGAACCCATGATGGTGCTTGAAGATCTTCAATATAATTTCCAATATTAACAGTGTAGTAAATCATCTATCATCTGCTGCTCTATTCTCCGAGTGATAAACATCAAAGTCTCCTCCGGGATAACGTTTCTTAAGTTTTTCAACGTTACCTGCTATGACCTCATCTAAAGATACATCGAGTGCTTTACATGCCTGCATCACGTACCACATAACGTCACCCAACTCAATAATAAGATGTTCTCTATTATCGTCGTTCCAAGGTTTACCTTGGAATAACATTTTCTTAACGATCTCCATAAACTCACCACCTTCAGCACTGATACCAACAGCAGCAGTAAGAAGCCGCTGAATATTGGAACCTTCTCCGTCAAGATATTCAATACTATCAAGGAAAGATTTATAATCTTTACTGGGATTGGATGTGACACCATCCACGAATACAGCGTACTTTTCGAGATCAACTTGTTTAGAATTTCCAGTCATTAAAACTTGCCTTTGAAACTTTTGCAGGAATAGGTGTATCTACACTTGTGTCCAAGATATCATCTTGTGCTTCCTGTTCACAATCATATAACCTCATCTTAGGTCTGTCAATACCAACAACAAATCTTTTATTGTATGTTGGATCATTATATCTATTCTTCAATTGCTTGACCATTATTTGTCCAAGTTCCTCTAGTTCATCACTACTAATAAGTGCAATCATAAGGTCAGCAGTTGCAGGAAGACCGAATGATTCTGATGTATCTGTGAGATCAGGGTCAGTGCTAGTAAAACCACTTCTTGTAGTTTGAGTTGCAGAAAAAATTGGTACGTCAAATTCCACAGCAAGACCACGAAGTTCTTCAGCAATTGCTTTGACATAATTGTATGAGTTTACATTGACAGCACTTCTATATCTTGATGATGCACAGATGTTTAGATAATCAATAAAAATAATATCAGGTATAAAATTTTTCTTGAGTTTCAATTCACTCAATAATGATCTGAAGTGTCCTACATGTGCAGATGCAGTAGGATACTCTTTGATGATCAACTTACCTTGAGTTTTTTCTCTGAGTTTGTTTACCTTTTTTTCAAAAATAGTTTTTGGTAATTCTGCAACTTCTTTGATATTTGTATTCAATAAGTTGGCGTCAATTCTTTCTGCTATTTTCTCCTCTGCCATCTCACAAGTAACATATAAAACATTCTTGCCTTGCAGTAAAACACTAGCAGCATAGTGGCACATGAATAATGATTTACCAACACCTGTTCCTGCGAGTGCAATATTCAAAGTTTTATTAGATACACCACCTGCTGTGATCTTGTTGAACATCTCAAGGTCAAACTCTATCTTGTTTTCTTTTCTATGATAGTATTCATATCTTCCCTCAGAGTCATCAATATAATCATGACCTACATGTTGATCAAATCCTACTGCTAAAGCATCCTTCAGTATATCTGGTATCGCATCGTTACTATGCTTTTCATCTTGACCATCAGCAATTTGTATACTCTTCATCAATGCAAGATATATTGCTCTCTCTTTACACCATGACTCTGTGGTATCTTCTGCCCATGCTCTCTCAGAGGTTGACTCATGCAAAGCATCAATCAAATTTTGAACTAAAGAAAACTCATCTTGTGTAAGGTCATCACGCTTCTCTGCCTCGATATGAAGAACTTCTTTGGTAGGAAGTCCATCATATGCTTTGACATATTCTGCAATTTGTTGAAACACTACACGATCAGTTCTCTCTTCAAAATATTCATCACGAATAAATGGGAGAACCTTACGAGCATATACTTCGTCATGAAGTAAATTACTCAGAATCGTTAGTGGTACTCTCTCCGTTTCCATAACTAAAAGTTTGTTTTGCAACAGTGTCAATTTTTTCTAATACTTCTTGAGTGAAGTATTTTTCAGGATTCTTGTATATCTCAGAGGCATATATTTTCTTACCCTCAACTTCGTAACGAGTTGAGACTTTCTTCCAGATACCACCTTTCTCAGCAAGTTCAAGAAGACCATAGTATTTGTCCAGACCACGCTTGTCATAATATAAACGTGTAGAAATTTGTTCGCTTTCTTTGCTTATACGCGACTTAATAACCTTTGCCTTGATAATGTTTCCGACTCTTTCTGTTCCTTCTTTTTCTTGAGATTTAGATAGGTATATGATAGTAGTGGCAGCATACTTGAGACCGCTACCACCGCCC